TAGCGAGGTTCTTCGGTTGGACTTTGATGATTTGTATATATGCGTACATTGTATTATACAAAGGTCGAAGCGGTTTAATAAGATTCTGAGGAAACAGAGCAAAGGAAAAAACAGCATGGTCTTTCCAATTATTAATCTCTCAGATCTTACCGATATGATATAATAGGTTTCAAAGAGGTTATCATGGCTCAAAATCTTGTAGAATACATTCTTGATATAAAGACAAAGGCAGCAGAGCAAGGTCTTGATAATGTTGTTGATGCACTTGAAGATGTTGAGAAGGAACTGAAAAAGACACAAAGAGAAAGTGCAGATACATCTTCTTCATTTGATAAGTTGAAAAAAGCAGGCATGGCTGTTGGAAAGGTTACGGCTGTTATGGCTGCTGTAGGTGTTGCTGTTTTGGCAGCGGGTAAGGCTGCTTTTGAAGCATCTAAGAAGGTTACAGATCTAGTCAACGAGTTAAATGATCTATCTGTTAGAAGTGGTGTATCTGCAAAAACAATACAAGGATTAAGACAGGCTATGATCTCTAGTGGTCAATCTGCTGAAGGTCTTAATGAAGTACTCGGAGCAATATCAGGACAGTTTGCACAACTAGGAGCAGAAGGATCTGCTGTTGAAAAGAAGTTTCAATCTTTCGGTGTTGCTGTAAGGGATACAAATGGAGATCTTAGATCAAACAATGATATACTTTTAGATGGTATTAGGTTATTGCAAGGAATTACAGATTCTTCAGATAGATCAAGAGCAGCTGTTACTTTGTTTGGAGAAGCAGGGGCAAAATTAAATCAGGCTTTGGCTTCAGGAGACTTTGAAAAGTTTCTATCTTTTACCGAGAAGTTTGGTATTGATGCAGGACCAGAAGCATCAAAAGCAGCTGCGCATTTTCAATTTGTTTTATCAGGACTTGGAACGGTCTTAGATGGAACACTTCAAAAGTTTGTAACTGCTACAGATGGGCAAAATAGATTTATACAAGGCATGATCAAATTAGGTGGTATTGTAGCATTCACAGGATCAATTATAGAATCGTTTTCTGATGAGATAAAGTTTTTAACAAATGCATTATTAGGTTTTATAAAATCAGCAGTAAGGCAAACTATATCTATAATGTTAGGCCCCTTTGCAAGTTCTCTTGATACAATTCTACAAACTATGAGTTTTTTAGGATTAGAAATAGCAAAGGTTGAAAATATCTTGCACGGTTTAAACAAAGCAACAGGCAATCAAATAGAACCTATTAATCGATTGACGAATGCAATAGACAAAGCAAAAGGAGACTTGAAAGAATATAATGAAGCGATGGAAGGGGCAAATATTAATTTAGATGGATTTGGTAAGGGAACAGCAGAAGCATCTTCTGAAATGGATAATCTAGGGAAAAGCACAGAGGAAACAACAGAAAAGATTAGGACTTTGATTGATGTTGTTAATGATTTGCTAGATCGATTTGTATCTTTTGGTATCGCTAAATTTGTGAGCGATCTATCAATTGCTTTTGATGCAATTTCTAAAAAACTAGATCAAACTTTTAATGTTGAAAAA